AAATAAATTAAGCGAAATCAAAAACTTATTAAATCTAAAAATTAAATTTTAAAAGTGATTAATTAAATAAAAAACCATTAATGAATATGAACGCAAAAGAAATCATTGAAAAATTAAGAGAACAATTTAACGAAATGATTAAACCAACAAATGAAATCAAACTAATGGATGCAACATTAGTTGATGGTTCTGTTATACAGATAACAGAAATGATTGTTGGCGGAGTTGTTACAATGAATGGAACACCAGCACCAGTTGGTGAATATACACTTGCTGATGGCAATGCAATTGTTGTTGGTGATAATGGTGCAATTACAGAGTTAAAAACTGCAATGCCAGAAGAACCACCAATGATGGAAGATATGGGTGCAAAGTTTTCTGCTTTTGAGGTTTCAACAAATGAAAAGTTTGCTTCTTATGAAACTAAATTTTCTGCTTATGAATCAAAGTTTGCAGATTATGAAGTAAAGTTGAGCAAGGCATATGGTTTGATTGATGGGTTAATTTCATTATCAAAAACACTTGCTGAAACTCCAACTGGTAAACCAGATGAATCAGTTGCAAAACAAAACAATTTTAAAGAGGAAAAGAAAATGTCTTACGACATATTATTTAGTTAATAATTAAAACAAAAATAAAATGAGTTTATCATTAGGAAGTTTAACGGCTTATACAAAACAATTAGTAAAACCATTATTAACATCAGCAGTTTTTGATGCAAAGACTCAACAGATGATTAAAAATGGCGGTATTGTAATCCCACAAGCAAAATCTGTTGTTGCTATTCCACTTATGGATACTGATGCAGTTTTTCAAACTGATTCTTGTTCTTTTGACCCAAGCGGTACAACTACATTTACGCAGCGTTCAATTACGGTTGGTAAGGTAAAACTTGAAGAGAAAATTTGTCCAAAAGATTTAGAAGCATACTTCACACAAGAAGCATTGAAAGCTGGTTCTACTTATGAAGATTTTGGCAATGCAGATTTTCAAGCAGCATTTTTAGCAAAGAAAAATGCACGTATTGCTGCACAATTAGAAACTGCAATCTGGCAAGGTGATACGGCAAGTGGTACTGCTAACTTGAATAAGTTTGATGGTCTTTCAAAATTAATTGTTGCTGGTTCACCAGTTGATGCAAACGTATCTGGTTATACTGGTGTTGCAGTAATTACGACAATCACTCAATCAAATGTTATCGCAGCAACTGAAGGAATTTACAAAGCTATTCCAGTAGCAGTAATACAGAAAGGTGATGTAAAGATTTTTGTTGGGAACGATTGGTATAGATTGTTGATTATGGCTTATAGAGCATTAAATATGTTTAGCTACAATCCACAAGATGCAAACGCTTCTTCATTCATTTTACCAGCAACTAACATTGAAGTTGTTTCAACAAATGGATTGAATGGTACTGGTGATGCTTATGCAATCAGTCTTGGAAATATGGCAATGGCGGTTGATTTAGTTGATGAAGAAACTAACTACAATATGTGGTACTCACAAGATAACAACGATGTGCGTTTTAGAGTTGCTTTCAAAATGGGTGTCAACGTGGCGTTTACAAATGAGTGTGTTAAGTTTATCGCAGCAATTTAATTTTAAAATTATAAAACAATAATATTATGGCTTGTGAAATTACTGGCGGATACGCCATAGAATGTAGAGATTCCGTTGGCGGAGTTGAAACAATTTGGTTGATAGAAAATAGCAATCTTTATGATGCTTCTGGAAATAGTACGGTTACTTCTGCGAGTGGTACGGTTACTGCTTTGAATAAAAAATCTGGTAAAAGATTTTGGAAATTTGAAGTGCCAAGAGCAACTGCTTCAACTTCAAATGGTATAACATCCAGTCAAGAAAATGGAACTTTTTTCTATACACACCAAGTTGTGTTTCCTATCAATCAAAGAAATGCAACGATAAGGAATATCGTTACAACTTTAGCAAAGAACAGATGTTCTTTTGTAACTAAAGAAGGTGATGGTTTATATCGTATGTTTGGAAAAGAATTTGGTTTGACATTAGATAATACTGAAGGTACAAGTGGTACTGGTTTAGGTGATAGAAATGGTTACACGTTAACTTTTTCAAGTCAAGAAAGAGAAGATTTCTTGGTTGTACCATCAAATATTGCTGCTAACTTGGAAGTTGCTGGTACTGCCTAATAACATTTAATATCCTATTACAAAAACCACCAGTAAAACAATTGGTGGTTTTTTTTAGTTATGATAAATCTTTATATCGGAAATAGTACAAATGCGATTTACTGCACACCAGATGAAAATACTGATGCAGTAATTACATTTTATTATTTTAAATTTGTAAATAGAATAACACAAGAAGTAGTGCAAATGTGGTTACAAAATATAAGTACAAAAAAAAGAAATCAAAAATTTTCAATAAATGTTAATACTTATTTTTTAAATAAAGATGGCGGATTATGGAGTTATACAATACAATCATCATTGCAAAATATTGTGCCAACATCTGCAATTCTTGAATCTGGTTTAATGTATCTTCATACTAATTTAATTGCACCAGTAAAATATAATGAACAAGTAAATACATTCAAAACTTACAATGGATAATTATAACCACATAGTGTTGCAGTTTGACCAAGCACAACAACCAAGATTTGAGGAAAAGAAAGGCAAAGGTTATGTTGAATTTGGTGCAGCGAATGACTATCCAAAATACTTGCTTTCGCTTTACAATGAATCACCAAAACATGGTGCCATTGTAAAGAGCAAATCAAATTATATTTATGGACAAGGTTTTGATAATAATGATATTGTAAATTCAAATGGTGATACTTGGAATGATGTTTTAAAGCGTTCCATCAAAGATGATGAACTTTACAGAGGTTATTATTTACAAATTATTTGGAATCGTTTAAAGCAAGTATCTGAAATTTACCACATAGAATTTCACAAGGTCAGAGTTTCAAAAGATTTACAGAAGTTTTATGTGAAAAATGACTGGATGGATTTTAGAGAAAAACCAAGAGAATATGAAGCGTTTAATATCAACAATCCTTTCGGCAGTCAGATTTACTATTATAAAGAATACAATCCATCTTATGAAGTTTATCCATTACCAGTTTACTTTCAAGGGTTAAACTACATTGAATCAGATATTGAAGTTTCAAGGCATATTCTTGGAATGGCAAAGCAATCTTTTGTTGGTTCAACTTTGATTAATCTTAATAATGGAGACCCAATAAATGAAGAACACAAAGGCGAAATTGAAAGAGGAATAATAAAAAAGTTTACTGGTGATTCTGGAAAGCGTGTTGTGATTATGTTTAATCGCAGTAAAGATAACGCAGCTGAAATTGTACCACTGGCAACCACCACATTAACAAAAGAAGATTTTACAAATGTTAATAATCTTATTCAGCAAGAAATCTTTGCTTCACACCAGATTGTTTCACCTACTTTATTCGGTATCAAAACAGAAGGACAATTAGGCGGAAGAAATGAAATTCGTGATGCTTACGAAATCTTCAACAATGTTTATGTCAACGAAAGACAGACACAACTTGAATCTGTTTTTAATAAATTTTACAAATTGAAAGGTGGTCAAGGTGAATTATCAATTCAACCAGTTGAACCATTGAAATTTGAATTCACAGAAAATGTAATGGTTCAGAATCTTACACAGAATGAAATTCGTGCTTTGATGGGCAAAGAACCATTGCAATCTGGTGAAGTAACTATTGCTGGTAAATCTGCACAAGTAGATACAACACCATCACTACAAGAAACGCCAATGGTTTCTAATGACAATATTAAAAATCTATCTGGCAGACAATATCAAAATGTAATGCGTATTGTAAGACAATTCACACAAGGAAAATTAACTAAACCACAAGCATCATTAATGCTGAAAAATGGTTTTAATTTTTCTGATGAAGATGTAAATACTTTTCTTGGCATTGACGATTCACCGATTACTGAATTTGAAATTCAGAAATTTTCAATGACTGAAGAAGATAGAATAATTAGTGAGTTTGAAAGTTTTGGTGATGAAAGAAATCTATTTGAAATAATTAAATCAGATTCAATACAGAATAATTTTGTAATGGATTTAAACCAAGCAGAAGCGAATGTATTAGACCAGATAACTAAAGATTCAAACATTACACCACCATTGATTTCAAAGGTTACAAAACTTGATATTAAAATTGTTGAAGAAATTATTGCAAGATTAGTTAGCAATAAAATTTTAAAGACAATAGAAAGCAAAGTAAATGCTTCACCTAAATACGAAGTACTAAAACCAGTTTCTGAATTAGGTGGCAAGGATTCAACTAAAAAAGAAATCTACATTCGCTATTCTTACGAATGGCGAGTTGCTGATAATGGCAATCCTTCAAGATTATTTTGCCAAAAGTTGCTTCAGTTAAGCAAAACAAAGATGTGGAGCAGAGCAGATATTGAACAAATTTCAATGCGTTTGGGTTATTCAGTTTTTGAAAGATGTGGCGGTTGGTGGACAATGCCAGAAGGTACACATTCAGTACAATGCAGACACGAATGGGTTAGTCATTTAGTTACAAAAAAATAATATGAGCAAGAATATACTATTCATAACAGAAGATACTTTTAAATCAAGAACTGGTGCTTCAAATAATATTGACGGCAAACAGATTTTTCCAATGGTGAAAGTTGCTGGTGATATGTATATTCAACCAGCGTTGGGCAGTAAACTTTATCAGCGTTTGCAAGATGGCATTGATGGAAATAATTTATCTGCCAATGAAAAGTTATTACTTGATTTATACGTTACTGATTGTCTGATATGGTACACAATGAGTTTGCTTCCAATGATGATGGGTTTTCAATTATTCAGCAAAGGATTTTTGCAGAAACAAGCAGAAGAATCAAAAGAACCATCAAGGGCAGATTTAGAATTGATTGAACAGAAATATAAATCTTTAGCAGAATTTTATAAGACAAGACTAATTAAGTATTTACAAGAAAATTACACTTTATTTTTTCAATACTTAAATACTGGTTCTGGATTAGATGTTATATTTCCAGAAGAAAAAGCATACACTTCACCTTTGTATTTAGGTGAAGATTATTTAAACAGAAATGCAAGATATTTCAATTCAACAAGTGGTTATATTTCACCTTCAGTTGTATATTATACTGCGGTTGGAAATGAAACAACATTCTTTGTTTCTGCTTTAGCTGGAAGAACTTGCATCTTCTGTTCAAGGTCTGGATTGAGTAAAGTAATTACAACTGCTCCAACTGCTGATACTGGTTATCTTCAGATTGTTGGAGGTCAAGTAACACTTCCAACTGGTGATTTAGCATATCCAAATGAATTGTTTACATTTTTATACAGATAATTATGCCGAAAGGATATAAAAAAGAATGGGTACAAAAAGTAAAAGAAAAGTTTAATGACATACAACCAGATAAACAAATTAATAAACAATCTTCTGTTATCACATCCAATGATAAAAGAAGTGAAGCAAAACACTCCGCAAGAATGGTTAGGGTATAATGCACAACCAGTATTGCCAGTTGCTTGTTTTTATTCGGCAAATGGCAGCATTGATTTGGGAAGGGATTTAATATACAATTTTAAAATTTGGTTGCTTGATAAAAGTGGGGTTGAAGGAGAATTTGAAATGGAAGTGATTTCAGATATGCACCAAATTGCTTGTGATATAATAAACGCATTAAGACAGAATAAAGATTTGAGTGTTGATGATAAAATTCGCTTTGATGGGATTTCAGAAAAGTTTGAAGATTATTTAAGTGGAGTTGAAATTAATTTTAATGTTGCAGTTACTGGACAATTTAACCTTTGTGATTTTCCGATATGAAAAAACTATTTTTTATTTTATTTATCTTTTTTGTTTCAAAATCTTTTGGGCAAGTTTATCAAGAGATGCCACAATATGGTTATCGTGCCAATAGAATGGCGTTTGATTCAACTTTACAGATTCCAACAACTTGTGGTGTTCCAACATTAAAATCTGTTATTTCAGTAAATAAAAAATCAGCAATTGCATTTGATTCTTGCAACAATAAATTCTATTATTACAATCCAGTTTCTTTAACTTGGATTTTACTAACTGGTGGTGGTACAACAATTGTTGGTGATACTGCAAAAGTTGTAATTGCACAAGTAAGAAACATTGAATCAACTACATTACAAATTGGCGAAGTTGTGTTTTTAAAATCATCAACTGGAAACATTGCTTCCGTAAAAAGAGCATCTAACAAAGATGATTCAACTTCATCAAGAACATTAGGAGTTGTTCGTGCTGCAATAGAACCTAATAAAACTGGTTATGTTACAACACAAGGACAATGCGAAAAAATGAATTTAGGAAGTTATGTTGAAGGTGATGTTCTTTGGTTGGATTCAATTGCTGGTGGTCTTACAAAATCAAAACCAATAGCACCATTTCATGGAGTTTTTATAGGCATTGTTGAACGTGCTAACAATGGAAATGGAATTGCTTATATCAAACCAGCAAATGGTTTTGAATTATCTGAAATTCACGATGTTCAAATCATAAATCCTTTAAACAACCAGATTCTTGTTTATTCAGATACACAAAAAATTTGGAAAAATAGAAAAGGATTTGACACCACTTCTTTATCCAACAGAATCAATTTGAAATTTGCAATTGCAGATACTGGCAACAAGTGGGTTAATTCTGTAAGCAAGGTAAATGATACAACAATTCGTGTTGTAAAAAACACAACAACAACTGATTTAATTATATTAGGTAAAGTAATTGATACAACTTCATTTACTGGAAGAATCAATAGCAAATTGGCAATTTCAGATACTGCTAATAAATGGGTTAATTCTGTAACTAAATTAAATGATTCAACAATTCGTGTAATTAAGAATACAACAACATCTGATTTATTAATTCGTGGCAATCCACAACAAGCAGTAGGAAGCAATGGGTTAAATGGAACATCAATAATAAAATTAGGTGGAAATCTTGATAATGGCGTTACTGAAATTGAATCAACATCAGATGCAAATTCATCTTTGAGTTTTGGAAACACAAGAAAATTGGATGCTTTTATTTTAAAAAATAATCAAACATCAATTACTTCTGCAAATGACATTTACTTAATTCAACCAACAAATGGTGTTGACACAACCAATTATAAACCATTGGGAGTTTCTGCAACTGGAAAAATTGCAAAAATAAATAAATGGTTTGGTGGTGGTTCATCTTCAACAGATACAACTTCATTGAGCAATAGAATTAATGGAAAAATTGATTCATTAAAAAGAAGCAATGATTCTGTTTATGCTTACAAAAATGGAGTTAGATATTTTCAGTACAAAGATTCAATTGGTGGTGGTGGAACGCCAACACTTCAACAAGTAACAGATGCTGGTGCAACAACAACAAATTCAATTATATTAGACAATGGCAATCAGATAATTATTGATAATACTGGTATTTTTGGAAACACAAGTATTCTATTATTGGACAATACAAATGGTTATTCATCAATATTGGAAGGAAATAAATTAAGTCTTAATGATGGACAATTACAATTTACATCTCATTACAACCCAGATAAAATAGAATTTTTTAATGCATTTTCAAGCATGAATATTATACCAAGATATGGATATAATGATACTTTTCCAGCACAATCTGGAACATTAGCAATGTCAGTTAATAATAAAAAAGCAGATTCATCTGGAAACATTACAATTTCAACTGGTGCTGATTCATCAGTTTTTTATACAAAATATCGTTCTGATACTTCACGCACAAATATTTATTCATCAATCAATGGCAAACAAGCATCTGGAACTTATGTTACTTCTGTAACTGGTAGTTTACCAATTTCATCAAGTGGAGGCACAACACCACAGATTTCAATTGCACAAGCAAACACAACCACAAGCGGTTACATTACTTCAACAGATTACACCAACTTTAGTAATAACAATATTTTAAATGGATTTGGTTTAATGGGTTCATCATTTAAAGGAACAACTTTAACTTGTCCAGATAATAGATTAATGGCATCTGCAACACTTGTTGATGGTTCAATGAGATTTGTTGCAGTCTATATTCCAGCAGCAACAATTTTAACTGGTGTTAAATTTTATCAAGCAAATACTTCAAGTTATACTGCTGACAATTACAATGGTGTTGGCTTGTTTTCAGTTTCTGGTGGTACAATGACACTTGTTGCTTCATCAACAAATGATGGTAATATTTGGAAGGGTACAATTAATAC